ACTGGCTGAGTAAATGTTTTACCACCGGAGTTAAGTGTCTTTGTGGCTCTATTGGAAAACGTATATGCTCCAGTGCCAGTAGGGGTTACACCTGATCCGTAAGTAAAGTTTCCATAAAATGTTGGCTCTCTTCCACCTGACGCTAGCGTCATTGCGTTAGTACGTGTTGACGTATCTAGCGTTCCAATGTTGTAATATTCATTGATAGAAATTGTCGCGCTTGTATTTAATCCTGTGTTTTCAATAATTACGGTATCTTGAGCTAACGGAAAATTTGCAGCAGCAACAGCGCCGCCTGAACTCAATGCCCAAGCCGTAGAACTCCAATTGCCTCCTGCCGCTAAGTTCCAATATTTATTAACACCAGCGTCAAAAGTAATGTTGCTGTTCCCGTTACAGTCACCCAAGCGAGTACCGGATAACGTGCCATGCGCCCCTGCTATTGTGATGTCTCTAAAGTCAACATCCGTCATTGCCGCAATAGCAGCGCAAGTTAGTGTGCGAGATGTTCCAGTCACAGATGAAAAAACAAGCATCCTTTGAGTGCCGACAGAACCGTTGACGGTAAGTGTTCCATTGATCGTTTGGTCGCCGCTTAGGGATATGCTGTTTACTCCAACAAATGCGGGCGCAGAAAGCGTTAGGTTGTTAAATGTGTTTACGCCAGTAATTGATCTTGCTGCTGCTGATATTGAGGTTGCTGTAAAAGATAAATTGTAATAAGTAAGTCCACCACCATCAAATGTTGGATTGGAAGTATTAGAAAGAGATATCGTTGAATTGCCAGCATTCAATGTGGCGTTTGTGATGGTGGACATACTCCAAGCAGTAGCACTACTTATTGTAATAGTCGAGTTATTAAGATTTATTGTTCTTGTGTTTGAATTACTTGATGAAAATCCTCCAGCAGTAACAGCGTAATTACTTGCTGAAGTATCAAATGTGCCGTTGGTAAGTGTTAATGTGCTAGTGCCGCAACTAAACGCAGAGCCAAGTGTCCATGCACCACCTACACCGTTAAACGTAACAGCCCCACCAAAAGCAACGCCATTAGTAGTTACAGTTTTACCTGTTGTCGTAGCGTTAAATGTGGTTGTGCCTGAATATTGGCGGGTAAAGTTTGTGGCTTGAAACGTAAGACTGCCTGATACTGTTAATGCAATACCAGAACCAGCAAGGAACATCGATCCATCAAGCCCTGACGCTGTAAAGTCATTACAGACCCTTGGCGAGTTTGCCATAGTGACTGTAAATGAGTTAGTTCCTGTGTTTGAATTGACATCAAAGAATACGTTATCTGATGCAGTTGGGACAGATGCGCCACTAGCCCCGCCAGATGATGCAGACCAATTGGTTGTTTGAGTGCTACCCCAAGTACCTGCACCACCTACCCAATAGCGATCAGCCATTTTTTACTCCGCAATCACGGGGTTACCATCAGCATCTAAAACAATATTTCCATCAGCATCCAGAACATAGTTTGGTGCAGGCGCAGTAATTACAGCAATCCAGTTATCAAACCTTTGCTGTTTCATAGCTTCAATCTCAGCATCTGTAAACGCATGATCGTCAGGCAAATGCAAAGCATCTGAAAATGTGCCGTGCTGTGAGTGAAAAGAGAAGTCAATTTTTATCATAGCTACTCCAAAGCAAAAGTACCCGCCGTAGCGGGTACAAGGTTATACCCGCAAATAACTATTAACCCGCAAGGCTTAAGGTATAAGTCACGTTCAGGGTGTCGCCAGAAACAACATTGCGGTCGCCGGGGGAAGAAAAGTCAGCAGCCGAAAACAGTGTGCCGGTAGTACCAGACTTGGTACTGTCGCTTACCAAGAACGCGCCGCCAACAGTTGAAGTTGCATTGATGGTAAATGCTGCCACTGAAGCAGAGTTTGTTGCAACAGAAGGGTTAGCTGTCGTAGCTGTGGCAAACGTACAAGCAGGCCGCGTGGCATTGCTATATGGAACAACTTCAGTCCAGCCAGCATGGGAAGACATGGTGTCGCCAGCCGCAGGAGTGTTAGAAGCGCCAGCACCATACAAACCAATGAACCAAGTAGTGACTTGAGTAACGCTGGTTAACGCCGTGCCGCACATGTATTGCAGACCTACGTTAACCACAAGATTGTCTTCTTCAGCTTCCCACTTTAACGTGCCATCTTTGTCATAGCACGCCATTTTAAATCTGCCAAGCGCAAGTGCGTTATCGCCAGAACGTGTTCCTGCAACTAAACCGCTTGTAACAGTGTCGGTGCTTTTTACTTTTTCGTTAAACATGAGAGTGCTCCTTAAATGATGCGAATAATTGCTGACGTGTTTGATACAGCGGGAAACTGTACCGTGAATGTTGTGGTTGAAGTCTTGTCTGCGCCAAAGTCTAGCACGCAAACTGCCGGGTTTCCACCACCACTTTGGTAAATCAAAGCGCCACGCGCAGTAAGAGCCGAAGTCCAGACTGCGTTGTTAAAAGAGATGTAGGCCGTATTACCGGAGTTGCCTACCGTGGGAGTTTGCGCAACCGTGAGTGCCAGCCCACCAGCCGTGTACCCAGAAGCCACAACCTCGCCCGCAGCCGTATAAGCCGTGGTAGAGGCATTAAGTGTGGCGTCATTGGTATAGAGTGCAATATAGAACGTCCCCGAAGTGAAGTTGAATGTGCCGTTCATCAACCCAGTCTTAAACACGTTGCAGGAGAAGTTGCCTTGAAAAGCCATCAACGCACCCCGTTATTCTGAGGCAACGGCGCTTGGCGGTACTGCCCACTGCGGTATGCGTCGCTGCGTTCCATACCATCGCCAAGACGTTGCGCCATTGCAAGAGCCTCTTTATACTTGGCGTCATACCCAGCAATGATATCGACTTCACCCTTCATAAAGCTATAAGCCTCAACCAGTGAGCCATATAGAAGCACGGTATCAAAGTTGTCGCCCAGCCATGTTTGACCAGACGCTACAGTGGTGATTGACTCAGGGTAGTAGTAATAGTGAAGCTCAATTGTGTAGACAGTATCCGGTGTTGGGCCAAGAATAAACGACAACTCGTTTGAGATGGTTACTCCGCTTACTGTTGGACCAAACAATGCGTAATACTTGGGGATGGCTGTATCTGTTGGGGTTGGATATGCTTGCCGGATAAAATTTACATCTTTGTTCAACAAGTACTCGTAAGCGCCCGTAGCATCGACCACGGCCATTGAATACGTTGCAAGAAAATCTCCGGGACAAGACAAATACTTGTTGCTGCTAGTTGTTGTGCCGGTCACATTCTTACGCAGTGATGGGAACTGAACTGAGTTGTATATACGTTGTTCAGCCTGCGTAATGAAGGTATTGATCTGCGTAGTTGCAGATACAGTTGCTCCACTCGCAAGGTATACATCGGGGAACTGATTCTCCGTGTACGACTGAATCGTGTTATACAACGTCGTGTAATTCATGCCATCGGGCCTCTACACATCGTGCCTTTGATAGCCGCGCCAACGCCACGCATTTTAATGCCGTCGGTTTTGACTTGCTTGTCACCAGCATTTTTGCTGATGTTGCCAACGCTCATGTTGACCGTGTCGGCTTTGCTGCGGTTTGGCATTTTGCCGGGGTTGGACTCAATCCCCACAGCCTTACCAGACATATTGTGTGGTTGTGCATAGACGCTGGCGCCGCCAACTTCTTTGCCGTCTCGTTTCATGCTGAATTTAGCCATTATTTGCCTCGCTGATTTGCAACTTTAGCCATATTACGGCCCATACTCATCATCATCTCGTTGGTCTTGCCACCTTTGGCTAGCTTTGTCATAGGCTTGCCGGGATGAAGCCTTTTCTCGTGCTTATGCACGGCTCCAGCCATCATCTTTTTGTCCTGCTTCATGTCCGCTTTGTGCATTTTGAACTCCTAAGTTACAACTACCGTTACTGTACCAATTTCTACCGCTAACACCAAGTTATTTGGCGTTAAAAGAGTGTCAAACCCACTGGCTCCACCAACTGGGTTCCAGCCCCACTGAAATACCCGACTACCACCACCGCTGAAACCATCTGCTAACAAGCCAGAAACCTGATAACTCAAATCAGGACGTGGGTCGCGTATCCCTTGTGGGTCATCCACTGGGTACATACCCAACTGCAACTGCGGCTGATCTGGATCCCAGCACTGGGGGCACACTTTCAAGTCATACGTCTTGGTCTTAACAACAAGCTTTTTAAGCAGCGAAAGTTTGTACCCGAAGCCACATCGGTCGCATATGGCAATCGAGTTCTTGCCACTGGCAAACCTGTTCCCCATTAGCCACCCCCAATGAACATCTGCCTAGGCACGAGACGCAGCGCAGCGCGTTCCTGATCCTCGTCAGCCGCTGTCATCCACGCCTCGTCGTACTGCGCTTTGAGCACCACCAGCCTGTCCATACCGCCCGGCACCTTCAAAGCGATGTAGTAAGACAGTCCAGCCACCATACAGGGGATAAAACGGAAGGGTACATCCATCACATTGACACCGTTACCGGCATCTTGCACGCGACGCATACGCCAGTAGACAAACTGATATGGCTGAGAGCCGTCAGGCGTAGGCCACATGGTCACGCGGGGTACGTTATTGATGTAAATCTTGGCATTGGCACTTGCAGTATGGGCAGCAGCCGTCGTTCCGTTCTGTCCACGGAAGCAGTTGCTCAAAGTGTTGCCATCAATGTAGTTGTAGAAGATGGTTTCGCTGTCAAGGTTAATGTACCCAATGGCAGGAAGCCCAACTAAGTTGGAAAGGACGATTGTGTCTGCGGTAGCGTTGACACTTGTTGCCAAAACAGCCGTTGTTGGCATGATTTGACCGTCTAAACGCTGATACCAGACCTGAATTGGCCGCGCTTGGGTCAGTTTGTTGGGTAGTGTGGCGTAGGTCGAGACGCTGATGCGTGTGATTGTCAAATCAGACTGGGTTGAAGCCACATTTGCCTGTGTTCGGATGACGTGATCGAGCAAATCAACCGTATCTGTAGGGACTGCGTAGGTGTTCAAGCCTTGAGTTAGTGGGATCGTTCCCTGCTCAAACGTCCACATGTTGATGCCACGGTTTGCCCAGTCAGCAAACAGTAAATTCAACGACCGGCGAGCCGTTCTGAGGTCATACCCCGTGCGCAACTCTGAACCCGCACGCTCAAACGCCTCCTCCACTATTTCAGTGAGGTCTAAATTAAAGCCTGCTGACCCAGAAGTTGTTGCCATTATCTAAATCCTGCCGTTTTCTTCGCTATACCTTTAGGCTGGGCCACAAACTGCTTCCCCGCCGCCTTACCTTTGCGCTTGGCCTTGGTTGTTGCAGCATACTCCGCAGAAGACAAAGACTTTATAGCCGCTTCAGGGAGATACCGCTCACCTGTTTTTGACGAAGGCTTTCCCGACTTGGTGCGCCATTTCTGGTCGCCCCAGTTTTTAAGAGAAGCCTGCGGCGCTTTCAATCTCGGTAGCCCCCGCCAGCAGCCTTGTACTTCTTGGCTACCAACTGTGCTTTACGGGCTGACCACTGACCTGCGCCAGTGCCGTGAGTTGCCGCCGCCTTGACTTGGCTGACTATACGTTTCCTGAGTTCCGGTTTCGTATAGTTACCCGCCGCGTTCACTTTCCCACCCTCTTTGTACTGGGTGAAGTCAGTATCATCCCGACGGGCTTTTTTCTTCCCGCCGGGCATTTTGGAGGGGGAAATATCCCCCATACCACGGCTGGACATCATCTCAGCACATCTTTCCGCCGGACTTCATGGTAACTATATTGCCTCTGGTTTTACCTTGGGACTCGATGCCACCGCCTTTAGCGTAAGCCATACCACCTTTGGCCATTTTCTTCATGCCGTCTTTGGCAGTGTCCATGCCTTTTTTCATCACAGGTTTGCCCATCTTAGAAGGCATCTCTGATTTTTTACCTGCTGCCATTGCTTTTTTCTTGGCAATCATTTCCATGAAAGGGTTTGCTTTAGCCATATCACCACCTCTTTTAAAAGTTTTGCCTTTGTCGGCGTTTGAAAAATCCTTGCCCACGGACTGTGGGACTCCCACCTTCTTGGCAAACGATGGGTTGTTGGCCACCGCCGCCATGAAATTGTGTTGCTTTTTACTCGTGCTTGGCATACTTAGCCACCAAGTTTTTAACAGTTTCAGTTTCCCAGATGCGGATAATCATCCACACAATGGTCAATATTCCACCAACAAGCGCTACAACTGGAGTCATCCAACCCATGAAACCCCCAAGTCCAACTACCACAGCCGCGCCATCAGTCATTGCTTTTATGTCGTTGTTCATGTTTACCTCAACATTTCCATCTTGCTAGAGAAGCCGCCTTGCGGGTGGGCTTGCCTTTTTCGTCTTTCATCGGGCCGGGCATACCAGACATACGAGCGCAGAACGACTTCTTGCGTGCGCCGCCTTGTGGTTGCGGAGCCTTCAGATTGCTTCCTGTTGCTGCGTTGTACTTGGCACGACCTTTGGCAGTCAAGCCAGCCCCCTGCTTGACAGGAAGCTTTTCACCGCGACCAACAGCGAGAGAGGGGCCTTTTTTCTTAGCCATAGAACATCGTGATTTTTGCGGTTGCGGGTAGCGTTACATGAATGTCTGTTGTAAACAAAATGCCTTCGCCGGGAACAGGTAGCGTGATTGGTTGTGTGCCTGTACCAATATTAAATTGCAACCTCACAGTACCGGAAGCACCGCCGTCACGAAAAATAACATCCCCCGCTGTCCCACCAGAAATGCAATGGTATGCCTTGAGGCGGTTGCGCCCAGATACCATTGTGCCTGTAGCCTCTGTGTGCGCGGCTTTTACATCGGTTTGCATCGTCATAATCAATCTCCTTTAAAACGGGGGCCGGAGCCCCTTGGGTTGATTAGGAATCTGCAAATGGTGTAGCAACAGTGCCGGAACCAATAACATTCCCACTCACCATGTACTTGTTAGCAGCAATTGCCACGATTTGAACCCATGTGCCAGCAACACCGCCGGTAGTTGTACCGTTCAAGTTGATGAAGTCATTGGAAGAACCGTTGGCAGAGAAGCCAACCACAGCGCCAGATGTATCTGAATCAATAGAAATCACAGCGCCAACGTACAAATCGCTGGAACCAGAAGTTGTACCAATCTTCAAAGAGCTTGTAGAGATGGTAGTAGGAACCCAGATTGTGTACACAACGCCTTCGTTGTTGGCTGTGCTTGGGTCTTGACCGGGGCCAGATGTAGTTGAATTAGCGCTGGTGTTAATTGTGGGCAAAGTCAATGTCAGTGCGGCAGCCAAAGAACCGCCAACAGCAATGATACGACCGCCGTGATCTTCGGGGGTTAATGTGGTGCTTGTTGTGATGTCAACAACAGTAGCTGGGCCTTGTTGATAAATGCCGCCCAATGAACGAATTGGGCCTTGAAACGTAGTGCGTGCCATGATTTTTTCCTTACATGCAAGTTGGGCGTATCTGTCTGCATGTCGTCAGCCGGGACTGTCAGATACACCGGAGAATCCCGGAATGCGTTCAATATACACCAAAAGAAAAGGGGGCACAAGGCCCCCTTTGTCTATCAGGTCGTACCGGGGGAACCGAAAGCTCCCAATGGATCAGACCAGCCGAATGAATAACGCTCACGAGCCTTGTAACGTACGTTACCAGTATCGAAGTCGCCGTCCATTTTGTTCTCCAAAGGCATACGCTCAAAATGCTTCAAGCCGTTGGGAACGTCGGTCATCAAGAACCAGCCGTTGCTGTCTGTCAAGAAGTGATTGACACAGTAACCTTCTGGGATTGAGCCGTTGTTCTTCAACGCGTTGATGTCGTTGTCAGCAGTGCCAACACGGAGGTTGGTTTCCAACAAACGGGTAGCAACGAACATCAGAGCAGGAGGAATCACCAGCTTGCGGGGCTTTGCTGCAATCAACAGGCCACGCTCATCAGTCCAAGCTGCGATTTGAATAACTGCATTTTCCAATGAAGTTTCGTTCAAGTCAGAGTTGGTAGTTGGGCGATTGCTGTTGGAGCCACCAGAAACCAAGGGGTGCGCTGTGCTAAACAAAGGAACGCCATCGCCACCGTAATAAGCGGCAGAGTTGGTGAAACCGTTGTTCAAAACAGAAGCTGCCTTGACTTGCTTGGTGTATGCCATTGCACGGGCCAAAGCTTTGGTGTAGCGAGCAGACAAGCTGTCGTACAAGTTATCTTCAATCGCTTCTTCAGTGATTGAGAAACCCAAGGCAATGGTTTCGTGGTTGTAGCGTGCTGTGAACGCTTCTTGCGCATTGTCATAAGCAATGGCAGAACCTTCGTTCTTGACGGGAGCAGCGGAGAAACCAGCAAGCTTGGTCTCTTCTTCAAAGCTACGCTCTGATTTCTCAGTGTCATAGATTTCTTTGTGCTCTTCGCCGTAGCGTGCGTACTCCATGCCAAACAAAGCATTCAGTCCGGGTAAGAGTTCTTTAAGTAGCTGTGCGCGTGAAATAGCCATGATTTAGCTCCTTATACACCGGTTGAGTTGTTGTACTGGTGCATAGTCGCATTTATCTTGACAATAAACTCAACAAATGTATCAGCGCCTGTTGCTGTCTCGCGAACCACATCAATGATGCGGATAGGCAGCGTATTGGTAGTAGCTTGAGTGCCTTCATCAATAGCCACTTTGGAGTTGCCTGTAACGGTAGATCCAGAGTTTTGAATCAAAGCAATGTTATTACCAATAGCAGAAATGCCCATTCCAGCCACAGTTGTGCCTGAAGAACAAGAGACTACTTGAAACAGCGTATCAGGATCATCAGCAACCACAGCGAAGATTTTACTCCCCGAAGCAATTGCTTGGCTGGCTGGATAGTACTGTTGTTGCTGGACTTGACCAGTTGACTGGTTAGTAAAACTCACACCCAAAAACACACCAACAGGAGTGGCAGTTGTTGTGCCAGCGTCCTTTTCGATAGTGCCATCAGAAATACGTTTTACCAAGTCACCATAGAAAATGCTGGTGGCATAACCACTTGCAATTTCCATCAAACGGGTTGAACCCGCAAATACCTGTCCACCAATTAGGTTTACAGGCTTTAGCCCGTAGGGGGCGTCTACCGTTGGATATGCCATTTAAGGACTCCTTTATTTAGAACCTGAACCAAATCCGCTTCCGCGACTGGATGAAGACTTACGGTCAGCAAACAGAGGCATACGCGGGTCGTTATTTCTCATGAAGTGGTTGTCCACTGAGTCCATCTGGTTCTGCGCTTGCGTGTCGTAGTACTCTTTCATGGCCATGAGTTTTTCGGTTTGGATCTTGCAAAGCATTAATCCACCAATTTCCACATTACCATTTGCACTGCCTTCAAGCATCAGTTCTGGATGGTCTACTGCCTTCACTGGAACCCAACCATCCCGCATCTTGCTAGACACATTGGTTGGCATTGTCTGTCCCAAGACATGAGTCGCTATGTAGCGATACTCCCATCCGGGTTCAGGGGTAGGATCAGGCAACGCACTCGAAGGTTTATAAACGTATCGAGTTGTTTTTTCGCGTGACACATTGTCACGGGGGTTACGGTTTTCAGCCATTTTGATTCTCCAATTTTAAAACTTCTGCAACATATTTCTTAGGGTCAAGGTTGTACTTTTTAATTAATGCCGCTTGTGATGGCGTTAATTGTACTTTCCTGACTCCTGTAGAACGTGATGCAGGGGCCACCACGGATGATGGACGCCTTGGAGTCTCACTAGACTTAGGCCTTTCGTCGTTTCCACCGAAAACTTCAGGGAACTTCGACTTCACGCGAGCATCTATTTGCTCGAAGTATTCGTCTTGGCGGGGATCAACCCCGGAGTTGACTAGTTTTTGATGCAGCCCTAGTGCAAAGCTGGTAACTTCTTCGAATCCGTCTGAACCAAACCACTGGTTTTTTGCCTGCCAGCGCAGGGTTTTTTCGTCTGGTTTGACAGATTCTGTCTGTTGTTGTCGCGGTTGTACCGCACTTTCTTCTGCTTGTAAAGGGGGTGGACGAAAATTTTGTGCTTGTTGTAATTTTGACTTAGCATCAAACAACGCTTCTTGAGCCGCAAGGATGGCATCGGTGTCAAACGCCTCCTGTGCCGCCTTGTAGTCGCGGCGAGCTTTCTCCATTTCCGCCTCGGCAGCGGTCTTGGCCATAGCTCCGTACTGCTCAGTGCCGTTGTTTACATACTGCTTGAGCTTTTTGTTTTCGTCGACGTAGTGCTGTGCAAGACGCTCAAGTTCTTGCTTTTCTCTCAAAAGAGTTTCTTTGGCACGGCGCTCGTCGTGACGCGCATGGGTCAACTCCTTGATGCGGTCTTGAGCCCCTCTTGTATAAGACTCAATTTCTTCATCAGTGGGGTCTTCCACCTCTCTGTCCAATGGCCTACGGCCACGGTCTTGTACAGGTGTGTCGTCAACAATCTCAATTTCAACGTCATCATCGGGCTGAAGTATCTCAACCTTCTGGGTTTTGTTGTCTTCAAGTTCGTCGGGAAACTTGTATTGTTCTGCCATTTCTGCTCCTTTAAGCGCGGGTTAGCCCACGAGGGTCTTGCACAACAGCGTCCACTTGGTCATCATTGATGAGCCGGAACTCTTTGCCAAAAATCTTGAAACGCGTACCAGAATAGGTACGGACAAGGACGAAATCTCCTTCTTTGCACCACGCGCCTGCGGGGAACTTGGTCTGATCTTTGTACGCATCAGGGCCAACTTTCATCACAAACAACACGGTGGTCGCGCTTTCTTCTTGTCGCATACTGCTTGTATCACGCACAAGATCAAGCGCAGTACCATCAATCTTTTCAGAGACTGGGGGCACGGCACACAGCAACTTCCAGCCTGTTGGCTCTGGCAGCATGGTGGCTTTTTCTTCGTCTGTAGCGTCTTGCGCTGGCGCATCGACGGGTTGGATTACATCAGGCAGGGCGTACTGCCCCGGTTCAAGCGTGAGTTCACTCATCGGATTTTTCAACTTTCTGTGCAAGGTCAAGTAGATAACGCTCTGCAAGGGCTAGACCCTGAATAATCCCGCAGAGTTTTTGGTACTCTTCAAAAGTGCGACATGCCCCACCAGCGCAGTCATCTGCGTAGTTGTTCATATCGGTGCGTAATTTTTCGCGCAATACGCGTGCGAATTCTTGAATCATTTAGGTGTCCTGTCTTTAGCTTGTTGGCTTCTTGCGTTCATCTCCATCTGTTGCCGTTGACGTTTTAAGTCTCCAGCCTTACCCATTGCGGTAATGTTTGCCGTTGCCTTTTGTTGCTGTAGCTGTCCTGCTTTGTGCATGGCATCAACTTCAAGACGCTTGTTCTCAATAGTCAACTTGCCTTCAACTTCTTGTTTTCTGAGCGCCAACTCTTGTTGTTTGATCTGCAACTCTTGCTGCTGCATCTGTATGAGCGGATCTTGCTGTTGTTGCTGCGCTTGTTGTTGCGCTGCTTGTGCTTGGTTTTGTTGTAGCACTTGGGACGCGGCTTGAGCCATCATGCCGGAGAGTTGGATCTCCATCTCGGGTGGCAGCTTCTCGTCCTCGGGAGGCAGAGGCATACCCATCTGTTGCTCAATTTTCTGACGGTACGCAAAGCCTACGTGCTCTGCAACGTGCGCCATCATTGCCGCTTGTATCTGAGGAGCCTTGGGGTTCTGGCCAATCAACTGCATGACGATGGGATCTTGCATTGCCATCATGTGCACCTTGATATGAGACTCATGGTCTTGGTAGAAGAACGCCTTCATAGGCTCCAGACGTAATGCAGCCATGTTCTCAGACACAGGGTCTTTGGGTTTCTGGTCGTCAGGCAGGGGCACAAGCTTTTCAGCATCCTTGATACCCAAAACCTGCAACATGTTGCGGTGCAACTGTGGCAAGTCATAAATATCTGGAGCCATCTGCGCCATCTGGATGACAGCTTGGTACTGCACAACCCGCTGGCTCATTGTTGCCGCGTTGGGGTCGCTCACAGGGATGATGTCTACATGGTCGTAGTCAGCGGCCTTGGCCTTACGGGGGGCATCTACGGGGTCGTAGTCGTAGTTTGGCTCGGTGTAGTCGCGGATGATCGCGGCCAACAAGCGCAACTCTTGTTTGAATGTGTAGTGCAGACGTGCCTGCACAGCAGACATAACCTTAAGCTGGCGTTCAAGCAAGGCAAGCGTGGTGCCCACAGGAGCCTGTGCGGACATGTCCGACACCTTCATGTCGGCAGTGGCGGCAAACCTGCGGCCTTCCTCCACAATCTTGTCCATCAGTCCAGACAGGACAACGCTGGGTTCCTTGTAGGGTAAGGGCAGGATGCTGTCACGCAGTGCCCCAGAAGCAATGTCTACGTCTCGCCATTCTCCGGGAGCGATGGGGGTGTCGTCTCCCTTAATGCGCATT